GTAATCCAGCACGGCGTTAAGTCGGGTTGTTTCTGCCTGAGTCAGTTTCCGTCCGGCCTGTAATTTCAGCTGAATCAGACTAATGGAAGCCATTGCTGCATCAATCAGTGACTGGCGCTGTGCTTCTGCTGCTTCTACTGCGGCGTTATGCTGTGCCTCAGTATCTGTCACCCATTTCTCACCATCCCATTTATCATATGTCGTTAACGGTGAAAGCGTGACATAACCGTTTTTGATGGCACCGATATAATCCACTGTAACAGCTGCGCCATTTTCTGTTGAGTAAACAGTCTCATTGCGATGGTCTTCTTCATGGCTCCATCCCTTACCCGTAAATACTGCCACTTTCCCCGGAATGTTTTCGCCCGGGTCAATACCAGTGGAACAGGCGGGCATACTTACGCCAGTATTAATATATTCATCAGACCAGCCCGTATACTCAGATGTTTCAGCATCATAATAAAAACAACGCATATCGCCCGGCACTGTAGCCAGCCCATTTTCATCAAAAACAGGTTTCATTATTTAGCCCTCACCAGAAAGTTAAATGCAATATTTCGCGGTCTGACAGCAACAAAATTCACACCATCACCCACAGAGTTACTGGTGAAATTAAATCGTGAAAATCCTGGCTGATTTCCGGCGATGCCATCATGAAAGTTAATTGCGTGTCCCGCACCTCCGCCTATATTCCCGGCAAACTGAGAAAAGTTTGTAGCTTCCTGCCAGCTTAATAATTCGCGACCACCATCTGCACCTCGCCCGTCATCCCAGATACGAATGAAATCACCGCGGGCTTCAGGTAATACCAGCGAAGGAAACACTTTCGCCAGCACAGGGTAATCAGAGGCAGAAAATTTCGCCCCGTTGAACTTCAAAAACACCATACCGGACCAGCTGTCGATTACAGTATTTGGCATTGCAGCGGAGGGCCAGAAGAACGGAACGCCAATAGCTGGAGAACCTTCTCCCAAACCAAGGTTTTCGAGAGCCGTTTTCACCGTGCCATCCGATTTGATATCGCCAAACGGATTCTTGCGGCTTAACAGCAGCGCACGAAGCGCGGTAAGCAACTGGTCGTGCCGCGCCTTCTCCAGGCTGGCACCGGATGCCTCCACCACGCTGCAGAGTTCTTCCTGCAACATATCAAAGTAGTCATCATCCAGATCGGTGGCAGGTGTGCCGGTCTGGGGGTTACCACGAGTAAAACCGTTCTTACCCGCGCCGAACTTATCCTTCTGCGCGGTTTTAGTGTCTATGCGATGCATGGATTACTCCGGATATTTAAAAATTACGTAGGTATGCGACGGGCAGAGTTTGTTAAGCACACACTCAACAACGGTGTCACCCCAGATACGCAGTGCGGAATCACAGGGATCGCTACATGTCATCCAGGTGGAGTTGGTGGTGGCTGGCATGTTGACCTGCCAGTAATACCGCCATTCCGGCGCATTCACCGCGTCAGTACAGGCCGATGAGCAGGTGAAAGTGCTTTTGTCGTATCGCGTGATGGTGGCATCTGGTCTGCCCAGGGCAGCAAGCTGTGCAAGATAAAAATCCTCGTTGATGCCGCCCGCCAGGTTAACCTTCGCATCCAGCCGTTGCTGACGCTGGCGAAGGGTCTGCGTTCCCGCCGGAATACATTCATCCGGCAGACCGCACAGACGCTCCCAGCGGTTTATCAGTTCAGTGGTGGTGCGCGGATCCAGCTCCCGCATCAGGGCATCCGCACGCTGATGAACGCGGGTTAATGACGGTGCCGCACCGGCAATCGCCGGATCGCTGGCTGACCACGCCGGACCGGGGGGCAACAGTGCCGACAACAGACGGATGTAATCATCGTTTGTCACGTCCATGAAATCGTCCCCAGTACCGCCAGTTCATTTTTTGCAATGGAGATATTGTCTGCCGGTGTAAGCAACTGATGGCTGTATTCCCCGTTCGCACCGGAAATCGCCTCACTGATACGCGATACCTTCAGTTCTCCCTGCGGATAACCATCACGCAGCAGGAACGAACGCAACTCCGCGGTGATGGCAGCCCGTATTTCCGGTGTGTCCGGCGTCACGCGGATATGAAAATCCACCGTATGTGCCACCGGCCTGAACACATACAAATCAGAGCCTGCCACCGGGGCCAGTGGCCCGATATGTTGTCTTGCCGCCGTTTCCGTTGATTCTTCCGGAATGGGATTAATCAGGTCACTGCTGGCAATCATCACACCGACAGTTCCCGTTCCCATCCAGTGACGGTATGTCCATGCGCGGGTAATGCCGGGCACTTCTTTAGCCCAGACGACATAGTCCCCGTCAGCCCCGCCCTGCGGCGTCCAGTAATACCGCTCAATGACGCGGGCGCGCCACGTTTCCAGATCTTCAGTATCGAATCCGCCAGTCAGAGTATCTGCAACACCGGAAGACGGCAGACCATTCACCGGCGTGACCAGGATTAATGCCGTACCGTCGTCAGCGTTACCGACCGCGCCTGCACTTGAGCAAGTGATCGGCACGCGCAGGACACCACCGGAGCTGGTTGCATCAGCAGTTGCCGTGTACTGAACCAGGTCATCGCGCTGAATCACGCTCCCGGCAGTCACCTTCAGGCCATCGCTGACACCTTCCCAGCGCATATACCCGCTGGCAGCCGTGGCCCCCTTGCGCGGACACCGTTTCATCGCAGCATGTCGCGCCAGCCAGGACTCATCGCACAGGTCAGGCAGCATGTTCATTGCCAGATAATCGATGTAACCGTAAACCGTATGCAGCGCCGCCGCATACACCTTTGCCCGCACGTCTTCATCCATGCGCCGGAGCGTGTCGCTGACGTCCAGCCTGGCGAATAAATCGTTACGGAGCATACTGATATTTTCTGCCAGCGTCGGGCGCTGAAATTCACTGTCCGCCATGCGTTATCGCACTCCACAGATCATCAAAAGAAATCATTACCGGTCCGTCACGACGCCAGAGAGTGATACTGTTACCCAGTTCATTAATCCCGGTGCGGCGGATATCCAGATCAATACGGGACACCACGCCATCATCAATCATCCATTGCAGGCATTCGCGGATATACCCCCTTACCGTCTGCACCAGCTGATTGGTCAGTTTGCTGCGCTGAAGCAGCCACAGTCGGGAGCCGTAACGGTCATTCTGTACCGCAGGCCAGGTATCCCCCCACCATCCCATCGGGACGTCGGCGTTGTCATCAGGCTCCGCCCGCCGCCAGGTAAACAGGGAAATCACCACGGCGCGGGTCAGCGGATCCAGCGGTGCGCTGGCGCAGGTGCGTTTACCGTTCACCGTCAGCCACAGTTCCATCATGCCTCCATCGCTTTATCCGGTTTGTCGGTGTTACTGCCCTGACCGTTCTCTCTGTGACTATGCCCGTTATAGGCAAGCCGCATCGCTGACATGGTGGTGCCGCCGGAGTCGCACAGGTCTTTCACCTGTCCTGTCACTTCCAGGTCCATTTCAAAACGTGCTTCAGGTGCATTGCGAAACGTGATCGTTTTACCTGCACCGTCCACCACGATCCCCTCCCGGGTCAGCGTCACGGACTGCCCCTGATCGTCATAGACAGCCACCTCACCCGTCTGCAGCCCTTTCAGGCGGTAGCGACGGTCCGACACCGTAACAACCACCGCATGAGAACGGTCGCCATCCGGAAACAACACCACCGCTTCCGCACCGCTGTTTGCCCTTGCGGTAAAACCGTAGGGTTCAAGATGTTCAACCCCGGCTTTGGGTTCACCGGCAATCAGGAACACATCCACGGTCTGACATTTCGTGGCGGCACTGATGCTTTTCACCACGGCCCGCCCAATCAGGCCGAGGAGTTGTCGCTGCATGGCTTCAATCGTCCTCATCAGAACGGGTCCTCCTGTACTCTGGCTTTTTTCTTTTTCCGCGCGCCGGGGGCTTCGGGTTCAGGCAGATAAGCATCAGGCGGGCCGACACGGATTTCCGTCAGGGTGCCGTTCTGGTCCTGAGTAAACGTGACTTCCGAAACAAGCAGTTCGGTATTGTCGAAACCACAGACCGGATCAAAGACAATCACCCGCTGGTTGGGCTGCCACAGCGTACCGTTACCCTGTCGCCAGCCCTGCACCACATAGGTGGTTTCATCCGTCCGCGCCGCCCGTTGCCGGGCTTCAAAGTCAGCACGCGCAATACAGCCTGCCCCCGTGGCCTGCCCTGTCTGCCTGATATACATCGGACGGTAACGGGCAATAAATGCGTCCTCTGTGCGGGCCCGCAGCGCGGTGGTGGTGGCCTCACCGAAATCATCGTCGTTTCCGGCACGCTGCCCCGCCACCTGGTAAACTGAAAACCGCTCCCGGATACTCTTCTCCGTATCACAGGAAAGGATGTTTTCCCCGAGTACCAGCGCGGTATGTGCCCGCGTTGAGCCAATACCGCCAATCACCAGCCTGCCGTGCGGGTCGTCGTAAGCCAGTGCCTGCTGCTGACCGAGTATTTTGTTGATCACCTCAATCACCGTTTCGCCGTGATCGGGCTGGACGTCAGGAATAACACCCGACGGCGCACCGTTGTTCACCACCTCAATGCCGAAAGGCGCAGCAAGCGCCTGCGCTATCTGTACCAGCGATCGTCCGTTAAACTGTGTCGGTTCGGCTGCACAGTCAATCAGGTCAGCGGTCAGACTGCGTCCGGCAATACCGGTGCTGACCGAACGGGCATCGTAACGAACGGGCGTCGCCTCCACCCAGCCGGTGATCACCAGCTCATCACCAATCAGCACCTCCACTTTTGAACCGTTTTTAATGCGCGGCTGAAGCGTGGTGATACCCTCATCACCCGGCCACTGGCGGGTGATCTCCACACTGAAATCCCGCGCCAGCCGTTCAATACCGGCACCGATGCGCACCGATGTCCAGCCATTCCACTCCCGGCCATTTACCCGTAGCGTGACATTGTCGTTCATTGCACTGGCACCTTCAGAGGGATCACCGGCACAAAGCCGGGATGCGTAATGGCATTACGCCGGATAATGTCCGCGTCACGCGCCGCGTTATCAAACCAGGTCGCCGCCAGCACCAGCGCGGGTAAAACCTCATCCGGTGTGCGCTGAATGATCCGTGCAGACTGTTCAAGGCGCGTGTTGATATCCGCATTCAGATCTGCTTTCACCCGGCGCAGCGCCAGAAACAGCGCATCACTGGTTGTACGGGACAACTCCTTATCAATTGCCGTATTCAGTGTGTCGCGAATGTCAGTCAGTTCTTCCCACGTCGGCAGGTCAACCGTGTTTTTCACCGCCGGTGCATTGTTCAGTGCCGGATGCGTGACGGAAGGCCAGCCGGTGCTCTGTGCAGCTGTTGTTGCCTGCCCCACTGCGGCATTCTGCATCACCGCGGAAGTTGTTGGCGCAGGCAATCGGGTGACGGCATACGCCGCTTCGCTGATTGCGGTCGTACGAAGGGTGCTGGCAACCACGTTACGCTGCTGCGTCGCCGTAGCGGTGGTTTTACTGTCCGTTTTCCAGACGCCGCGCGGTTGCAGATCACTGCCGAGGCTGACACCGGAAAGCGTTTTGATCATGGTGACCAGGTCGCTGGCGTTACCATAAAGGCGTTTCCCGGTACGCCACATTTTCTGCACCTGCTCAACGAAATTTTTGCCTGACGATGGCGGCGGCAGAAGTACCGAGATATCCCCCTGCAACAGCCTGGCGGCATCCGATACGGCAGAATCCACCACTTTCATCGCATCAGAAACATACCCCAGCATTATGCTGGCATTACCAATAACGTCGTTCTGCACGAAATCCGCCACGCCATCGATACTGAAACCGCTGAAGCTGTCACTGATGCAGTCATCCAGTGCAGAACAGGATGACATCAGCGTCTGCGCCGTCGCCGCACCTGAAGTGGGGTAAGAGAGTTCTCCCGCTTCGACAAACTTCAGGTCAAAGCGGACAATACGCCCTTCACTCTTCGATGTGCTGACCCGAACCTCTCCGTCAACACAGACTTTCAGCTCACCGTAAGTCGGATGGACAAGCGTGCCGGGACCGGGTTTATTCAGCGCGTCAATCAGCCGATCGCGCTGGTCAAAGCAGTCATCTCCCACCACATAAGCCGTGATGGACGGGCGGAAAGTGATTTTCCCCAGGTCTTCGGTATAGGGTTTGTCGCGGTTCGGGTATTCGTGCGTTTCCACACGACGACCGGTTCCCGTACTTTCTTCTTCAACCTTAAACGGCACACCGCGAAATGACGCGTCCTGAAGTCTGTCTTTCCACATCATATAAACTCCGTACATAAAAAATCCCACCGGAGTGGGACTCATTAACAGATTAATTTTTCATTACCTGCCAAAGCGCGTATAGCCAACATCATGGCTGACATCAAAACCGCTGGATCGCGTTTCCATAACCCGCATACCCGGAGGCGAATTCACAAAAGAGACCTTGATCTCACCATCAACTTTTGGCGCAGAAGCTTTGTTAATCATGAAGGGATTCGGGCCTGTGGCACCGGAGGCGTTGTTTGACTGAGCCGGATCCACCACCGGATAAGGTGTGTATCCCCGCGCCGGTATTCCCGTCCCATAAGCATCATAAGCACCCGCGCCCCACTGCGCAGAGTTAATGGCATCGACCGTGTCACCGGAACTGTCGGTAAACCACTCAATAATTGGCTTCAGCTTGTCCCACATATCCTGAAACCACTTAACAACCGGCCCCCAGTTATTGATCACCATCCCCAGCGGCGACCAGGCAAAAACTTTCTTAAGGAGTTCCCAGCCAGCCTCAAAATAAGGACCAATGGTTTCCCAGAGTTTCTTAAAATAAGGTCCGACAACATCCCAGTTAGTGATAATTAATCCCACAGCCAGGGCTATCGCCGTCGCAATCATGCCAATCGGCGTCATCGACATGATCCTGCTGACAATACTGATGGCACTGCCCACGCCCATCAATCCCAGTTTCAGAATCGCAAGACCGGCAGCAAGCCCGACGACGCCGCGAATAACCCGGGGATTTTCATCCGCAAACTTCGTGAATTTTTCCCCCAACTCCCCCAGCCATTGCGTGATATTTTTAGCGTCACCAGAAAATGCGCCGCCAATAGCTGCAAGACCGTTAGTTGCGGTCCCCGTCATTGCCTCCCACAGGTTGGACAGCGTACCAAGCTGTGCCTGAACACGTTTATTCAGGCTGGCCTGTTTATTCATCTTCTGCTGGATCTGATCGTAACCATCCTTTCCTTTATCGATCAGAGCATTGACCACCTGAAGGGTTTCAGCATCATCACCAAATATTGCCTTAAGTACGCCTGTTCGCTTAACGTCGGTCAGTTTTCGCAACTTTGCCAGTTGCCTGAACATGTTATCAAGACCGCCAAAACTTCCTTTGCCGTCAGTAAAATCGAGCTGTACCCCGAGTTTCTGGCGAGCCATGACTTTATTGACGTCCCTGATTTTCTTAACACTTAATCCGGACTGGATAACTTTTCGCAGGGCATTACCTGCCGACTCCCCGTTCATCCCCATCTGATCCATCATGAC